TGCGACCATTCGTCAGCGCGTTGGTCATAGATGCCGTTGAACTCTTCGTTTAGGATTGGTTCAACGATGGAACGGAAGTCAGTACTTCTCATTGGGGTAGCCATTGTTCAAGCCCTCCTTAGTACGCGGCGCGGTCAGCGACGTTCTGGTGCTCAGAAATCTGAACTTGAACAATCGTGAAGTTGTCGCCGAAGTCATTGTCTGGTGCTGGTGCGAGGTCGATAATGCGCAGTGCGGCGTTACCGGTGTCGGTCAGCGTTGCGGTGTCAAGCATCATTGCCGACAGACCAGTTACGGTCGATCCTGCAGTGATGGCTGTGTAGTCAGCCTGCTTGCCGATGTCCGTCACTGCGATTGGGCCATTTGCCTGAATTTCATAGACAATGGTTGGGTCGAGTGTGACGTACGCGACAATGTCGGTGCCAACGGCGGACGCAGTCCACTTGTTGGAAACACGACGACGGCCGTCGCTGTCGGTAAATTCAACACCTTGGAACGTACCAATGAAGCGGTCGTTAATGGCCGCCGCTTGGATGGTTCCGTTGGTGCCGATTTTCACCGGCTGGCTTTGTAGGATGTTGGCGCTGTAGCCCGTCAAAATCGTGTAGGCAGTGGGGCGAACCACACCGCTTGGCGAATATGCAGGGCGAAGGCCGAACGGTTGAGATACAGTACTCATGTCCATTTACCTTTAATTGAGTTGCGTTGACCGCTTAGGAGAAAATTCCCCGTCGCGGCTTATGGTCACGCATTTCCTGCATGCCGTCACCCTCAAGTAACGATGAGCCAGCTCGCTCAGCATCAGACCGCATCATTTCTGCGACTTCAGCCAATTTGTCCTCTTCGCGTAGCGGAGCATCATGGTGAGCCTCCTGCATGAACCGTTCATAAAGGCTCAAGGGCAGCTTAAACGCAAGCATCTCGTTAACGGCAATCAAGCCAGCATATTCGCCAGTCTTGACCGAGGCATACTCCATTCCGGGAACTTCTTCAGGCTTCACTGGCTCGTAACCGAGCTGTGTACGCCGGTGAATTGGATCACGCGGGTTGGTCGTAGTAAGCCAGCACAAATGATACCCCGGTATTTCGGGCAAATCAGGTAGTGCGTCGTTAAACAGTTGGTTACGGAACATCTCCAGTCGGTCGTCCTCGCTTGTCTCACGGCGTTCGGTAACCTCGCGGGTCTCCGTGCGTCTCGTGTCGCGGCGTCCAACAACGTCGAATTCCGGTGCTTTCTTAAGGCGGCTATCTTCTGTATTATCTGTCATTTGTCTCACTCCTTTTAACGAGCCGGACCAGCATCATACGATTGATACGCCTTAAGATAGCGTTGGCGAAGTGTGGCGTCGTCCCACACTCCAGCCTCAATCATAGCCTGTTTCCGCTCTGGTGTCACGTATATTTCGCGCTTTGTGCTCACGGGCGCGTGTTCCCGTGTATTTCCGGTCGGTGGACCGCGCCTTTTTGGCTTCGGAGCTGGGCTTGTTTCGCCCAACGCCTCTGCCACTCGGGCCGTCAACTCTTCCCAATACTCGCGCGTCGCAGGGTTGTAGCCCTCCTGCACGATCTCATGGTCGATTGCCTTCGTCAGCGCGCTGTCACGGTCGCGGCCCGATGGGTCGTACCATGAGTTGGCCTGCATCCACTCCTTGGCGTAGTTCACAACGGCAGGGTCGACCTGCGGCGTTGCGCTCTGCTTGCGCGCCTCCTCAAACTGGTAACGTGCCTGCTGCAACTGGTTCGTCTCAGCCATCGCCTGATCGCGGATACGCATTGCCGCAACGACGTCATCGCCATTGCCAGCCTCAGTCGCCTTGGCGATGAAGTGCTCTGCCTGTTGGACATCGCGCTGCGCCTTCGCCAAACGCTCTTCGAGTGTCTGTGCGTTGCTGTTCAGTGCGTGCCCCTCAACGGACGCAAGACGGCGAAGCATTTCCGCGTTCTGCTGTTCGAGAAGGCGGATTTTCTCCTCCGCAGTCTCCTTGGCGCGGCGATGGATGTCGCGGCGGCGCTGACGGCGACGGTTACGGCCGGTGCGGATTTCCTCCTCACTCTCCTCATCGCTCTCGGCTAGACGCTCGTCCTCCTCGTCGTCCTCTTCGGACGTGTCGGCCTCGGCCTTGCTATCCTGTTCTTCCTCCTCGGGCGGGGTCTCAACAGGGATTAACTCGTCGTCTTCTTTGATGGTATTGTCAGTCATAAACCGGCTCCCTTCTGTGTAGCCTTATCGATCATATGAAAGCTTTGATGGTCAGCGGATCGCCGGTCACCTTGCCCACAAGATCGAGGTCGTTAAAAATTACCAGTAGCGCTTCATCTTCGCCATCGGTCGTCTTGACGGTCCAGCGGTCGCCGCCGTACTTTGGCACGCGCACGAAGTCGCCCGGCTTACACCAGCTTCCTTCAGGCCACGGGTCCATTGTTGTACGGTTTTTGAACGCAAGTTCACCCACCAAGATCACCTTCGCAATCTGGGTGTTCCACGCGTCCGTCTCGCGTGTCTCGGAGGTCAGGATGATCCCGCCCTTTGTCTTCGACTTCGGCGTGCGGATCTGCACCAGTACGCGGCTGCCAAACGGGTGTATGCCCGGATCACAAGGCGGGAATGCCTCGTCCACGCTGGCGTAACCGAAGTCTACTTTATTCGCTAATTCTTGCATGTGCGCTCCTTTATAAAAACCTGTCTTTAGTCTCCCTCTCGGCGACCATGTCGATGAGAGTTCGTTTTGCGTGCTCAAGCCCCGCGTACATGCCGACAGCCCGACCGTAGTCGAACGTCTCTCTGCCCGAGGGGTGCTCCAGCGCTTCCCGTGCAAGCCTTGCCTGCTCAGTCTCCAAGCGCTGGAGCAGCATTTCTATTTTCATGCTGGTGTCTTTTTACTACCAGTTACTGCGACCTTGGGGTCCATGCCCATTTTCATGAGCTTGTGCATGTTGGTGTTCTCGGCCGTCATGCTGCCCTTGGCCTTGCCTTTGCTTAATGCTGCGTCGTTCTTCATGTCGCTTCCTTCCTATGGTTGCGGGTTTATCCCAGTGCCGGTTGACACTGCGAAGTTCTCGCCGCTTAGGATTTCGGCCTGAGCCAATGCCATCGCGGTCTGATTGTCTTGCTGGTTCATGGCCATGCGGGCCTGCAGCTCGGCGGCCGTCCGTGCGTCTTCGGACTGCTGCTTCTGCTGCTCGATGGCGACCTTGGCCTGCAGCTCTGCGGCGTCCATCTGGGCGTCTATCTGCATCTTCTGGGCGTCCATCTGCATGCGCTGCGCCTCGGTTTGCGCATCCATCTGCATGCGCTGCGCGTCGGCCTGTTGCTCGGCCTGCAGTTTCTGCTGATCGAGCTGCAGCTTCTGGCCTTCCAACGCCAGACGCGGGTCTTGCATTGGCTGTTGCTGGAATTGCTGCATGACCTGCTGCGCCTGCTGGATGATCTGCGGTATCTGCGCGAACACCTGACTGCCCTCGGTCAACGCGGACGTCGACGCCTCGGCCAGCATGCGGTCGAGCGCCTTGCGTCCCTCGATGTCCTTCGGCTCCATGTTGCGCATCACGTCGCCAAGATCCTCGCCGTCCAGTGCTGCGGTCGACACGTCGAAGACGGACGATGCGTACCAGAGCGCGACGTGCTCCTTGATGTGGTTGAGCATGGCTGGGATGTACACCGGCGCGAACACGGGGTTCATGCCGAACGTCGGGGACATCATGTACGCGATGTGCGTCTGCAAGTGCGCCAGATGGTCTTGGTTCGGGAAGGCCGTGACCGGCCGACCGAGCGACGCGGCGACGTTCTCGTTGACTGCGTTCTGCTCGGAAGGCTCAACGGCTGGGTTGAGCAGCTCCTTCGCGTTCGGCACCTTCAGCGTCTCGAGGATGCGCTCCTCGACCTTGCGCATGTTGTACATGCCGGGGATGGCTGCGGCGCGTTGCGCCACTGCCTGCACCTGCGCGTAGCGCTGCGCCTCGCTGAAGATGTTCGGGTCGGAGACCGGCACGACGTCAAGGACGCCGTCGAAGTCTTCGCGCTTGGCCAGCTCTTCGCCCGCCTCTTTCTCCAGCTTCTCGTCGTCGAGATTGAAGCCATTGAGACGGTCGAGGATGCGCAGCATGCGCCCCATTGCGTCGTGCAGACGGCTGTGGATGGCCGAATAGACGACAGCGCCTTGCTCCAGCTTGGCCAGCGTCGTGCCGACCGGCGCGTTGGGGTTGCCGTCGGCGATGTCTTCCATAGACGTACGCACAACGCCCTTCGCCGCGTCGACAAGGAAGCCGAGCAGGCTGAAGAGCACAGGCGATGGTGGGTTGTACGGCAGAGGCATGGCCAGCTTGCGCACGTCGTCGACGTTCAGGCCGCCCTCGATCTCCTCGGTCTGGCCCGGCTGCAGGGACAGGCTCTGCCCACCGGCGGTGCCGCCCTTGAGCTTGAGCATGGTTTGGCTGTTGCTGATGTGCGCGCTGTCGAGCAGCGCACGCAGCGCGCCGGTGGCCGCGCCGGACAGGCCGCCGATCATGTGCGGCAGGCCGATTGGGTAAGCGCCGCGCCACGGGATGAACGGGAACTCAACGAACCAGTACATCTCGTCGCGTGCCGCGTCTTCCTCGTCCCAGTTGCGGTAAACTGCGAGTACCTTGCCCGTCGTCTTGTCGACGCTGACGATGTACGGCGCGTTGCCCTCGCCCTCTTCGACTTCCATCGTGACGTAGCACTCGTACACGATGCGCAGGCCGTCCTCGTTGTAGCTGGTCTGGTCGCGGCCCTCGATCTTGTCGTTCGCCTGACCGGCGACCGACTGTTCGGGCTCCATGCTGGACGGTGCCAGATCCACGTCGCGGTACATTCCGTCGCGTACGCGGTTTTCGTAGTCCAAACTGGTAATATATTGCACGTGCGTCTTGCGCTGCGCCGTGTAGAAGTTCGTCGCGGCGTAGGGCAGGAGCATGTCGTCAATCGGCACGAACAGGAACGTCGGCCGGTTGCGCGGTGCGTCCCAGCCGAGCTTCAGGTACTGCGCGCCGCCGAGCGGTAGCTGCGTCATGAGCTGCTCGAGCTCGGCGCGTACCTCGGGGCACTGCACGGTCATCTGCCAGTTGAGCAGGCTCGTCTTGCGCTTGGCCTTGTCGATCTTGTCCGTCGTCGTTGGGCCGCTGATGCTGTCCTTGGCTGGGCCGCCTGACGGGAATATCTCCTTCATGGCGCGCGCCGCGAAGTCGACGCAGGCCTCGGTCATGACGGGATGCACGACTTTCGACGCGCCCTCGAACTGCGCGCCGCCGGGAGCGTCATCGCCCAGACCAGTGCGGCGCAGGCCGTCCTCGTACTGCTCGTCGCGCTTCTTGCGCGCGTCCTTGTCCTTGCTGATCAGGTCGAGAAGCTGCGTCGAGAGGCTGCTCAGCTCGTGCTCGGGCATGTCCTCGGCAAGGTTGCTGTAGAATTCGTTCTCGGCCTTCGGCGCGGCGTCGTCGCCGAAGCGCACAATCGCGCCACCGTCCTCGGTGTCTTCGACCTCGTCGTCGTCAACGTCGGGCAGATCCACGTACTCGCCTTCGGGCATCTCGTCTTCGTCCATTGTATCGTCCTTCATTGGCTATACGGGTTTCTGTACACCTTTGGCGCGGGTCTGTCACCCTCGGTGCGCTTCGGTGGCTTCGTGAGCTTCAGCAGGCCCTTGTCCATGAGGACGCGTATCGCCTGCGTGGTCTGGTCGACGTGGTCGTCGTGCTTGATGCTGCGCTCGCCGGTGAAGCTGCAAAGCTGGTGGATGACCGGCTCGCACCATGATCGCGGCTTGCCCGGCTTCTTGTCGCTCTCGGGCATCCAGACGCGGCGCTGCGCGAAGATGGGCGAGGCCATGTGCAGTCGGCTGAGCTTGTCTGCGCGTCCGGGGTTGTACGCGAATGCCTGTATGCCCTCGCGGTCGAGCATCTGCCGCAGCGATATGCCGCTGCCCTTGTCCTCGATCAGGAGCAGGTCAGGCTTGCGGCCCGATGACAGCGGCTTGCCGCTCCCGAACATGGGCTTGATGAGCGCCGTGTCCTCGTCGTCTCCGTAGCGGACCGCGAGCTCCTTCTTCACGCGCTTCATCAGGTCGGGCAGGCCGAGATGGTCTTCCCAACAGTCGAGCAGGATGATGTGGCTCATCTCCTTGTACTGGAACAGGCCCCACACGCCGCACGCCGTCGGGTCAGGATCGCCCTTACGGTCGAGGCTCTTCTCCGTGTACGCCGTGTCGAGCGACATGATGATGAAGTCGAGCCTCGGCAGCGGCTTTTCTGCGGGCCAGAGGTTGATCCAGCTACGCTGCACGATGCCGCTCTCTTCGGGATCGATCAGCTCGCCGTATAGTTCCTGCCGTCCGAGCGTCGTGCCCTCGTACTGCGCGAGGTTGTCGAAGAAGGTCGACGGCAGGTTGGCCTTGTTGTCGTACGTCGAGCCGCGCACGATCAGCCGGTTGGCCTTCGGCGCGGTCAGGTTGCGGATGAGCTCCTTGGGCTTGGGCGTCGTGGTCCACAGCACCTGCGGCCGCTCGCCCAGACGCATGCCCATCATCATCATGTCCCACGTGTCTTCGTCGTACTGCCATGCGGCCAGCTCATCGCACCACGCCCGTGTGTGCTGAGGACCACGCAAACGCTCCGGCTTCTCTGCCGTGAAGCCGCGTATCGTGCAGATGTTACCAGCCGCGTTGTACATCTTCACAACGAGATCCGACTTGTTGTAATCTGCAAGCAGGGCGTTGGGCAGTACGTTGAGTATGCCGCTTTCGCCCTCGAAGCAGGTAAACTTAACGTCCTGATACGTTGGCGCGATGACGCAGCTATCGAAGCCGCTTTCGTCCTCGAACACGGCACGCGTCAACCACTCTGCGCCGACGCGCGTCTTGCCGAAGCCGCGACCGGCGAGCACGCCCAGCTCCGTCCAG